TTATTTTGCCTGCTCTGCTCCGTCCGTTCCGCTTCCAGCTGGCGCTCCAATGTTTGATATGATTGCTGCGTTTGCTGCAGCAAGTTCTCTGCATTCCTTAACGAGCTGTTGGCATCGCTTAATGCTGTTTTGCTGACGCTTAACTGCTGCTTCGCTATTGCCAATTGCTCCATCAGCTCGCTCGACGGCTTGTCCAGCATCATTAATTCGTCTTCGAGCAGCATCAATTTCGCTTGCAACAGCCTGCTGTTGTTGCTTAATGTCTGCCATTGTTCCGTCGGTAGCAGCACGTACCCCGCTGGTGCTGCCGGTCTGTTTGTAGTGGCCACATCCGCCGCTGAGCAGCAGACCGGCAAGGCAGACAAGGCCAGCGATAATGAGAGCATAACAGATAACCTTAACCTCGCGCTCGCCATGCATGTCACTCTCCCCTCTCTTGGATGTAATCAGTGATGCCGCGTGCGATGGCACGAGCCAGCTCGTCCTGCTGGTCAATCAACATCCGGCAATCCTTGTCATTTGTGATAAAGCCCATCTCGACCAGGACGGCGGGCATATGGGTGGAGTTAAGGACAATGAGACCGGGACGAGCCTTGACGCCTCTGTCTACCGTGCCTAAGCTGCCAGTGATTTGACGGAGGATACAGCCTGCCAGCGTATCTGCAGGGCTCCATTTGTCATACACTAGCACCTCGGTGCCCTGTGCTGCAGGAGCTGCAGCGTTACAGTGCAGACTGATAAAAATATCAGCTGGCCATGTGTTGGCGCTGAGGCAGACGTTGGTATAGGCCGCATCCTCGCCGGCAAGGTTGTTGCTCTGCACGCTCTTGACCTCACAGCCAACGGCCGTCAGATAGTTGGCCACCAGCGCGCCTACATCACGCGCTATATCAGCCTCAGTAACGCCATAGCCACGATTAACAGCGCCGGGCTCGATGCCTGGATGATGGCCAGGGTTTAAAAATACTTTCATAATTTAATTAGCTCCTTTCCGGCAGCGAACAGAGTAAAAGGGTATAAATTATACCGGTTCCGGGTGTTCGCTTGCCGTTTTTTTAAATTTAAAGTATACTTTTTTAGTCGTCTTTGGAAATCCTGAAGGCTCTCGTCTCGATGGCCTTGTTGCCCAGCTGAACCAACAATAGCGCCACCATACCAAGGGTGCAGCTCTCATAATTGCCCCAGGTTTTTGCAAAAAATGCCAGCCACAAAGTCACCAGCACCCACACGACAAAGCCTACCACAGCACAGATTCTGCCTACGCTGTAGGCATTGTCGTCCTTTTTAAGCATATTAAGTAATTTACGCATTTTTTCCTCCATTGAGATTATAGTTAGGCAGCTCATTAAGTTGCTCCATCAGGCTGTCAATCACGCCATTGTCCCCGAGCGCCTCATAACTCTTGTAGCAGGCGTCGATGCTCTCTTTGGCATAAATGGGAACCCAGCCTTTCTCACAGACGTAGTGATTGTAGGCCTGGATGATTCTGTCCCTCAACAGCGCCTGCACGCCTGCCCTCAAGGCGTCGTTCTCTCTCTTTTTGGCACGGTATAGAGCAAAAATATAAGAGATAACAGCGCCAGCAATAATATTGATTATTGTTTGTATCGTTGACTCAAACATGTAACACCTCGATTAACTATAGATAATAAGCTTGACGCTGCCCGCGTCAGCATCGACCTTGTCCAGCTTAGCCTTGTCCTCAGCGCTCATCAGACCTGCAGCAGATGTCGTGGCGTTGCCGGGCGTGCTAGTAAGGTCGGAGTAGCTGCCTGTACGTGCGACGTCTGCCAATGCGTTGAGCCTGCTAAAAAACCTATACCCCAGATTATATACAACCTTATTTTGCACCGGGTTTGTGCTGCTGTCACTGAGCTGGCTGTCAATCGTGACTTTAGGCAGTAGGCCTACAATCGGCTTACCGTCCGCACCTGTCGCCTTGACTCCTGCCGCAAGGTTATCGGCAGTGACGGTGTCGCCGGTAAGGTCTACCAGCGTCGCACCATCGTATATAACTTTATTCACTGCCATGGGTTAGCCTCCTCAGCCTATGGTAACGGTCAGGCCGCCCTGCGGGTTCTCGCTCTCGTTGTACGGGATAGCCTCGACGGTGACCTGAGACAGATAGTTGTAGCCGCCGGTGCTGTCCGGCAGAATGGTCTGCGCGGAGGTCTTAGGGGTAGCAGTCTTAGCCTGCGCCTTAGCACCCTCGGTGCCGCTCATGGTACCGGTTACACCCAAAATCTTGACGCCGGAGCGGATGTTGGTAGCGATGAGCTTTGCCTGCTCAGTGGCGCTGATGGCCACCTTGCCGGAACCGTCATGGTAACCGATGGGGATGGTGTAAGACTCATCCTTGGTGCTGATGGTGCCGGTAACAGCGCCGTTGTTTTTCATCGTGCCGGTCAGCTTGTTGCCGTTGACGTAAGCGGTCTTGCCCGCCAAAATCTCAGCTACGGCCGCGGTAGCATCGCTGGTGTCCGCATCAAAGGTGCAGGTACCGGTGATTAATGCACCGCTCTTGTCATGTGCGGTATAGGTGCTGAGCAACTTGTCAGCGGTGACGGTATCGGCCGTCAAGTCAATCAATGTTTTGCCACCATAAACGACCTTGGAAATATTTTTGTCTGCCATAAAAATTACCTCTCTTTCTGTCCTATACTTAACTGTATAGGAGATGATAAAAAAATGAAATTACCTAATGGATTTGGCTCAATCAGTTACTACGGAGAGCATCGCCGCAAGCCATACGTGGTCAAGAAGTACATCGACGGCCGTCAGAAGCCTATCGGTTACTTTGCCAGCTATGAAGATGCCCTTGCTTATCTTATTGCCTACAATAAAAATCCGTCTTTGTTTAACCCATCTGAGATAACATTTAGCGAGATTTTTAAGCTGTGGTCAGCAGAACACTACCCGAAGATTGCCAAAAGCACCGCCGCCAACTACACGGCAACCTATAAGCACTGCCAGCCATTGTACGATAAGAAATTTATCACCCTCAAAATCAGCGACCTGCAGGATGTTATCCGTACCATGAGCCGCAATAAAATCGGCTATGCCAGTCAAAAGAAATGCCGTCAGCTTATGCACAATCTCTACACCTACGCAGTCAAATACGAGATTATAGCTGCCAGCGCAGATATAAGCCTGTACATTGAGATAGACAAAAAGCGTATCGTCTATCCGAAATCGCCGTTTAACACACGACAGCTGAACCGTGTGAAGCGATTAGCTGAGAGCGACGAGCTGTTGTCCTGCTGGGCAAAAGTCGTTGTCATGATGGTGTACAGCGGTGTACGCACGTCCGAGATGCTGGCGGTCAGAAAAGCCGATGTTAAACTAAAGCAGCGTTATTTTATTGTCCGTGAGTCAAAAACAGAAGCTGGCGAAAACCGCGCCGTACCCATCAGCCGTAAAGCTCTGCCCTATTATCAGCTGTGGATGCAGGAGCCGGGCAAGACGCTTATAACCGATAATAACGGAGAGCAACTGTCTTACCACCGCTTCAGGGCGCGATTTGACAAGGTGATGGACGCAACCAGCTGCCACCATACGCCGCATGAGTGCAGGCATACCTGCGCCACGATGCTGGACAACGCAGGAGCTAATGATACAGCGGTCAAGCGTATACTAGGCCATGCGCTGCAGGGCGTGACCAAAGGCGTATATACGCACAAATCACTGCATGAGCTTAAAAAAGCTATTGATATGCTATGACTTTGGTAAAATCAGCCATTTTTGCCAAAGACGTCAGATGTCTTTTGGAAAAAGTGCCAAAATTACTAAAGACGCTGTGTTGCTAACGTGTTGCTTATCCGGTAGGCGCTGGCGCTGTTAAGCCTTGCTGCATCGATGGATTACTGTTGCTAACGTGTTATACGTTGGCCAGTATCGGCCTGATGTGCTCCAAACGCCGTCACAGCAAGGTTTTGAGCCATTTAGAGGTTGAGAGTAACAGCCTCAACCTCAGAAACAGTTGTTGCAGCCTCTACCTTGTCCTTAGCGGCTCTATACGCCACGTGCAAGGCGTTTGAGCGTTGTGCGACCATTGCGATTACCATACGCAAATCGTTGGCTGTTACCTTAACATCTTGGTTGTCTGCCGTAGTCCAATCAATAGACGCATCAGCCCCCTGTACATCAAGGGCAATGATGGCCGCGTTGATGCGCTCGCGCGCTTTGCCATCGTAATCATAGCTGTTGCCGTTGTAAGTAATAGGCTCAACCTCTTTGCTGTCACGCTCAGCTTTAAGCTCTGCGATTTGGGCAGGCTTTGCCACAGCCAGCAGCTCTGCATCGGTAGGTGCTGGCTTTGGATATACAACGCCGTCATCAGCGATAAGATATTCGCCGTCACCGTTGCCAATGAGCTTGTTAAAATCATCGTTACCTACGATGACATAGCCTTGTTTAAGCAGCTCAGCAATTTGCTCTTCGCTGTGCTCTACAGCTAATTTAGTATCTTTTCTCTGTCCGTTTTCCGGCAGGATAAGATATTGATTTACTCTTTTATCGTTCATGTTTTTTCCTTTCTACGCTCACAGATTTTGCCTGTGGGCGATTTTTTTAATGATTTAGATGATAAGCGTAGGTTTAAAATAATTCGTTATGAGCCTTTCTGCAGTGGGGAAATGCAGGTAACAGCGGCGGCTCTGTTGACGTAACTTTTCCTATCAGCTTTACCAAAACTGTTTACCAAATTCAATTGACCTACAACAGTGACAGCTATGAGAATCCCGTATATGCGATAAAAGACACTAAGTCTTTTAGTTATTGGAGCAAATACGGTGGCGATAAATTGTGGTTTGCTTTGGGTATGTAGCAGTGGGGAACTAACCAGCCATCGCCGATTACATTTCCATTAAGATTTGCATCAAAATGCCTTACCGTCGTGCCGCAGCTACAAGCTTCTGGTGATAACGGTAACATGAGCAAAAACAGGGTATGTGTTAGCAATTTAACAACAAACGGTTTTGCTATAGAGTATCCGCAAAGCACATATAATTACATAGCAATAGGCGTATAAATTATCGGCCAATGACTAACCACCACGCGCCATCCATAATCACACCTGAGTGTTCGATATTGAAAAGTATAGACATTTGATTATTGGAGTAACTAACGATATACGGGCCTGTGCCTACATCAGACCTTACATTAGTCATATGTAGTTGCGTACTAATCGTGTAAATTGTTTTGGTAAACGATATAGGGAAAACCGCAACTTTAGGGGTGTCGGAACGGACATTATTATGGCTGACATATCCCCACTGCAGAATTAGCCCATTGCTAAATTTAACATAGCCGTTCTGCTCCAGCAGGGCTGCTACGATATATGCCCCGTCGTCTTTTAATAATGCTAAATCGTTATCAGCGATGATGTCTTTAAATTGATTGTATAGTGTTTCCGATGGAAAGACGTGTATCTTTCCGAGATTTGTTGTTGACTGAGCCATTTTTTACCTCCTAAATTGTAACATCGATGGCATGCGCATTGATTTCATCCGACCACTCGATTGTCGCGCCAGCAGCTACGTTACGGCCGTATATCGTGTAGGTTTCGCCCGGCGTGACACCGACGTATTTTTCAAATGTGCTACTGCCGGCTGTCAGATACGCTATCTCAACGTCGCCATGCGGTATCGCCTCTCCGTTCGTGCCGACGTAACCTGCTTTTGTTTTTGTGCCGGAGCGGTATTTCGAGCCGGTCATCTTGACAACGGTTACAACCGGCGGAACGACCAACGTATACGGCTTTTTGGCGTAGCTGCTGGTGCTGCTAAACGCCCACTCGCTTATGGTTACGCTGCCAGCGGTGACGTGCTCTTCCAGCGCCACGGCATACGAGGCATCGGCTACATAGGTAACATCAACGTCAGCGGTGTATGTGGTGCTGTAGACAATATGGAGCTTTGCGGTCAGCCCCATGTCGCCGGTCAGGATAACTTGCCCGTCTATCCTGGTAGTCATGTCCGTGCCGTTAATGTTGACGGTCTGGCCGCTCAGCGGAGTGCCGTCCGGGAGCGTAATTATCAGCTTTATGCTGACGGCGCGGTATATCTGAGCGGTGTACAATTTTGCTGTTCTGGCTGCTTTGTATGCAGTACCCTTAACCATTATCTTATATCGCATATTCGCCACCTCACGAGTACATCACTAGTTTGGTTTTGGCGCTGTCCAGGTCAACCTCTTTCCAGGTTCCGTCAGCGCACAGATATCTAATGTTACTGCCAGCTGCCGGAGCCGGGACGAGACCTGCAGCTCCATTGACTGTAGTTGTCGCGCCCTTGACCATGGTTATAACCGCCCATGTGCCATCGCTGCGCAGATAACGCGTGTTGCTACCTGCAGCAGGAGCGGGTACAAGGCCGCCAATACCTGCCTTGGAGCTTGTCGCCCCGGTAAGGTCTGGAACAACAGCCCATGTGCCGTCAGCCTGCAAAAAGCGGTTTTTTGTCTCACCGCGCCCGGGAGCAGGTACAAGGCCGTGCACGCCGTCGCGTGATATGGTCGCGCCGGTCATATCCTTTAGATCCGCGACTGCATTGGTGACGTATGTGTTTACATAGCTGATGGTGGCCGTGGCAGATGTGTTGACGGCCGCGGTCACGTTGGATGCGTTGGCAAACGTCAGCGCCACGCCGATTTCCTGGCTGATGACAGTCGATGTCCCTTTTGCCGGAATGAAATCCGGCTCAGAGTCACTTGCCACAGCGTACAAAATCTCGCCGTCGTCCGGGTCTTTGGCGTAGATGCCAAACTCCCGCAGATAATAGCCGGTCGTGACAGTGCTGTTATCAGTAACGGCCGATATGATACATGCATGGCTGTCGTCTGAGTAAGTCACGCTGGCAATCGGCAGCGTCTGTACCGGCGCCACCAGCTCGGTCAAATCCTCCAGCTGCTGGCCGCTGCCAATTGTACCGCTGCCCAGCCTGCATTTTGTAAGCTGCATCGCATTCCCGGCGTCGACCTTGGCCTGCAGCTTAAGGCCCTGCTTGGTCAATACCGGCTTGCCCCAATTTGACATTTAGGCTACCTCCAATTTATTCGATCTCGACGTCGCTGCCGATGTACACGGTGACGCCGTCGGAAAGATTGCTCGTCTCATAATAGGGTATCTCTTTGACATGTATGTTATCTTTAAGGCGTTTGTCCTTTGTCGCCAGATAGCTGTCCTTAAACGGCCTGGACACAGCCTCATAGGAGCCTGTATATTCCTCTTCCGGCAGGCGCTCATTGACTTTTTTTATCCCGCAGCCTATATAGCCGCGGATATCCTTCGTTTTTTCAAGGCGCCCGAAAAGGCCGGCTTTATGGACAAATTCGCAGTCACGCATATCAGGTCACCCCTTTAGCCAGGATAAAATCAGAGGGCGGGATTACCGTATAGACGTCCTTGTCAGATAATGTCACCTGGACGTCATAGCAGTATCGGCCGCAGTCAAGGTCAGCCGTATCTGCAGGAGCAAAATCAAATTGTTTTTCTTTGGCCTCCAGCTGCAGCACAACGTCAGGGCTATCGATATCCTGTTTGATTGTCAGCACAGCCCTGTCAGCATCGGTCAGCAGTACGGGCTTGTTCTGCGCGTCATACAACTTGAGCTTCAGGGTGGCGCTGTCGCCACGCGTCAGCGTTATCCTGTTTTTGTGCGGCCCGTCGTAATCTATGCACAACATATCCGCTCACCCCCTTATATCTGGAAAAATATTTTTTTATGCTGGCAGACTGCGCCAGCGACATATACCGTACCTTTTGGCTGATAATAAAATGTCAGGCCATCCAGCCAGCTCCTGACATTTTTGGCGCTGTTGACCGCCTTGACCATCTCAGCCATGACAGCCTCATCCGGGATTGACTCCTGCACCATGCGCACCCTGAAGTGGTAGGGCTCGCCGCCATAATCGTACCACTCCAGCACCTCAGCTGAGTCAAAGGCGGCAGAGCAGACTTCTTCGACCGCCGCCGGCGTGCCCTTATAGCGGTGACGCGCAATGGCCTTACGCACAAGCTCACGTTTTTTTGTGATATTGGCAGCCACGTCGTAAAAATCAACGTGATACTGCCATGCGAGCTCATCGACGATCTCTTCCGGCAGCTTTTTGAGCCGCGGCAGGAGCAGCACGAGCTCAGCCTGGCTGCCCAGCTGCATGAGCCTGCCGGAGATGGCCTGCACGATATCCTTGACCGTTGCGTCGCCGCTGATGGAGCTTGGTAGGATGCGTTGCAGGGCATTATCCTTAAGCTCAAGCATCCTCTATCCCTCCCAGCGTCACTGTCTTTGTGCTGCAGATTGCCACCTGGGCATCGGTCGTCATCTTAAACACAGGGGCGGTCACGGCCACGCGTTTTGCACCTGCAGCCATCACCCTCACGATAAGCTCAGACGGATTGATGTCGCGCCCCAGCTTTGACTTTTGCCACAGGACGTAATCGTCAACGGCCGCATTGACAGCGTTTTGGATTGCCGTTGCCTGCGTCTTGTTGTCGCTGGCGATGTAGTAGGTCAGGCTGATCGTATAGTCAACCTTTTCGGGCGCTAGCACGCTGATGTTATCAGTCAGCGGCCGCACCTTTTTATCGTCCAGGGTAGCCTTGACCTGCTGCAGCATCTCATCGCCGGGCAGCTCGCCGCCCGCCAGCAACGGCCTTACCTCCACCTTGCCCGCTTCCGGCGACCATACCGTAACGTCAGCAATCTTTGTTGACGCCCTTTTGGCATGGTAGATATAAGCGCCTTCAGGCCCCGCCGTACTAAAGTTTTCCGGTGCAAGGCGGATATCCTCACGGTAGCTGTCGTCTGACTGGACCTCAGCGCCGCCCTCAGACGTGGTGAGGTTTGCCACGCTGTCTACGTATGGCACCGGGTCGACCAACGTCTTGAGCTGGCCAGCCACATAGCCGTTACCCAGCTCGCCTTTTGTCAGGCAGGTTGCGCTGCCGTCAGCACTGGTTGTTCCCGCATCAATAACCAGCGGGGCATCTAATGCAAAAAACACATTATCGCCTGCCGTAAAACGTGTACCTGCTGGGATGATCGTTGCTGTCTGCAGCTTAGCAGACAACCTGATGCGCATTGTAGTCACGGCAGCTTTTGCCGGGATGCGCTCAACGCCTACCAGCGCGCCCAGATGGTCAAGGTTGTCACCGGTAGCGTATCTGAGCAGGTTCTGTTTGCCGGTCTCATTTATTTTGTTAAGCAGCAGCACGATGAGCGCTGCGATTGTCAACAGAAACAGCCTTACCGGGTCGCCTTTGGCCAGTGTCCTGCCGGTAATGGCCTCGTATCTGCCAATCACATAGCTCTCAACCTCATCGGCATCAGCATCTACAAACACGATATCGGCCAGGTTATCTAATTTACTCATTGTCATCTTTTATTCTCACCTGCACTTTCGGGGCCAGCACGCCGTCTTCCGTGCCGGTAAAACTGATTGATGTTATCTCCACACGCGGCTCATATTTTTTGATGGCCGTAATCATCTCAGACTGCAGCTTTGCCTGCGCTACATTGATTGGCAGGTCGAGCATATCAGCATCAATGCCAAAATTGCGGTCGAGCGGTACAGAATATTTTGTAGTTGTAATTATTGTACGCAGATTTTGCAGGATTTCTGCAACTTCTGATGCTGGTGCAAAATCAATACCTTGCATTGGCTGAGCTAAAACATCATAAATCATAATACTTTCAGCCCTCCTGCATATTCTTTCAGCGTTACGCTTACTTTAGCACTCATAATGCTGCCAAACTTGCCCCAGAAGGAAACGTTTTCATCCAGGCTTTCGATAACCCACATGTTATCCGTAATCAACTTACCACCGATAACCAAGGGAAAATATTGGCCTGTATCACGAAGCTTTCGCAGTTTTTCAAGCTCCTTAGACGGGTTTATGCCCTGATCAGCACGCAGCTGCATAGAAAAGCTAATCTTCTCTACATCCGGACCGATAAACTCAAACACCGGCTTATCGCCGATAATATCATGCTGAGCCCAGCGCCCTGCACTGCCACGACCATAATCATCGAATGTACGGATAAAGCGGCTGGATACTATAAATGGAATGTCAGCCATGAAACCTACAAGCATAATATCAACCTCCAATCATTACATTACTGCTCCCCGCCGCCACACTCCCACCACAGCTTACGCTGTCCCCTATTCTGCCAGCAGCCTTGCCATTGATATAAACACTGGCGCTTCCGCTGGCAATTACACCGCTATGCGTCGGATGCGCTACACACCCATGAGGCGCATAACTGTCGCCCACACGGCCAGCTCCTTTGCCGTTGATGATAACATCAGTACTTGCTGTAACAAGCGCTGTAGGCGCGCAGGCATCGTGGCCAGTGTCATTATCGCCTAAGCGTGTTGCTTTTGGCATGGTAATCACCTCCTTCAGTTCAGCAGAATGTTAGCACCTTTAATAATTACATTCCCCGTGGCATTAATCTCGATGTTTCCGCTTTCGTACCTGATAAAGCTCCCATCGGCAAACGTAATACTGCGCACATCAGCATTATTTTCCACCGGAGCATCCTGCGTGCTGTAAAAAGCTCCTATAACAAAGCCTTTGCTGATGCCACTGCCACTTGCATTCGGTTGGAAGATACACAGCACCTGGGTACCAACCTCAGGCAGCCAATAGGCTTTCGTCTGCTTGCTGCCTATAGTTATAATCGGTAGTTCAGCGCTCACCATATTGTCCTTATCCTCAAACGCCACGCGAGCGCTGCACGATGCGCCATTGACCGCCGACACCGTACCGATGCGAATCAAGTTTTTTATTTGGTTAATATCCATCTAAACATCTCCTCACATCAATACTTGTTGTATATCCAGCGCCAATATCATGCTGTGCCTTAGTAATAATATACTTGCCGTCGAAAGCACCAAAACCGCTAAGCTGGATATTCACAGCAGCTGCCAGCTCCGGATTACCTAAAAAGCTGAAGCTTCCGGTAACCTCATCGCTGTTCTTTTCCCTTAGCTTCTTTTTTGCAAGACGCTCTGCATCCGCAATACTGGCGACCTGCTCGTTGACTTCCAGCGTTTTGCCTATATTTTTATCAGGAGCAGCAAATGTCGCCTCAATTTTTTGCTTCGTGCTGCTGTCCTGGTACTTAACATGGCATAACTTATACACATCGCGCACTTTGCTGCGCAGACTGTAGCTTTTCAGCATATCAAGCACCTTGAGGCTGCCGGCAGAATAGTTAGCCTTTTGCTTCGGCACCAGCGCCACAGCCTCAGCCGCTTCATAATCTGCTTCGTCAAAAATAACAACTTGCTTGTCGCAAATTTTAAGAGCCAGGCCATGGTCAGCACACAGCTTATATAAAAAGGACAGGTCAGACTGTTCTGTCTGCTCTGCCCTATCTATAACAGGATTATACTCTTTGACATCGTAATACAGCGTCAAACCCGCCTCCGTCGCAATATCATTAGCAATGCGCTTCAGCTCAGCCTTCTCCCAGCTGCGTGTTCGCTCTGCGCCACGAAGATTGTTGTTATCCGGCACGCTCACAGCCTTGATTTGCACCTCGCTAGGCATTCCGCTGCTAGTGATTTCATCAATCTCAAACAAGCCGAAGCGCACAACCTGTTCACCAACGCCCTGCCAGTTAATCAGCTTTATGCTAACATCCAGCGTCGCGCTCTTTTCCGGCATCCATGCTGATTGCCACAAACCAGCTTTGTCCTCCAGCGTAAGCTGCAGATCATCTGCTTCACCAGACATGTTATCAGTGTAGCTTACATTCTTTAGATATTGCTGCAGGTCTGCGCTTATATCTTTGTCGTTGTATTTAATGATTACTAGGCATCGCCTTGCATTCATCTTAAACATTTTAACGCCTCCATGGTGGCAACATAGATGTTACCGGTGCAGTATACTCCGGCACTTCCAACACAATTCCTGCCGGGAAAACAACAATGTCAGCGTATTGCTGATTTGCTTCCAGCAGGACGTTTAGCGATGCTTCGTCATTGTACAAGCGCTTGGCAATTAAGTCCCACATGTCGCCTTGGATAGTTGTGTAGGTATTTGTCAATTTCATCACTCCAATCTATGTATGACAAAAGCCGCCTACATCTACTGTAAGCGGCTTTCGCCATAAAATTATTTTATTCGCCGCAATATCCCTGACGCAAGTTTAAAATCTGCACTTCACTATATCCGGCCTTTTCCAATTCTTCTTTCGCCTGCATTTGCGAATGCATACTTTCAGCATATTTATCCATAAGCATCATAAGAACTACTTCTTTATCTGGAAGCATCGCCTTAATAGTTGAAAAGCATTGGTCGGCTATATCCAGGTTATATTCAATCTGCTCTACTAACTCACGCTGTTCAAACGGTAAAGCCTTATAAGCTTCTAAAGCAGTCATTTTGCAGCACCGCCTTCCAGAATCTCCTTAAATTTCTCAACAGCATCTTCATAATAGCGGAACGTTTCCACCTGCTTATTGCTGTTTGGAGATTTATCATAAAAATACTTGCCGTAAGCATCGCTTTTTAAAGCAAATTTATTAGCCAACATACCCACCTTGTGCGCCGTGATGCCCAAAATTTTTCCAATCTCCGTAGCAGAAAGTGTTTTCTTTTCTGCCTTCTGCATAGGCAGTACAGGAGAGCCAGCCAGTACCTCCGCTGCTTTTTGCTGGCAGATATGCTTATAATCCGGTAAATCCGTTGTTTCCGCCAAACGCAGCCACAACTTACACTGCCTGCTCTGTGCGTTCAGCAGCATCGCTTTCGCCCTCTGCTCCTGTTGTGTTGTTGGCTGTTTTGACGGCTTGTTATAACTACCAGTTTTGCGTATGGAAGGAATGACTTCTGACGTTATCCAACGTTTGAAAGCTTTTGCAGATGGAAGTTTGCTGGAAAGCACGAGAGAGTATAAGCCTGATTCATTGATGATGGATACTTCACGATTTTGACCTGCATACTTGATTTGAGTACGCAGCTTATCTTCATCATCAACGTGACTAATCACTGCATTGCTAGGGTTACTGTATCCTAAAGCTTCAGCTACATCTTTACCAACAAACCAAATTCCACCATCTTGCTCAACAGTACGAATATCTCCAAAATCAGCGTTATTAAAAATACGCAATTCATTCATATGGAACACCTCCAATTTTCACTTGAAAGATGTTCCCCCCCATGTTATAATATTCCATGAGAGGAAACTCTTCACTAATGGGCATTGCTTTAGTTTTGACGGACGTGGGCAATGCCTTTTATTTTTGACCATTTTTTATTAAATATAAACCAAAGACTATAGTATCAGTTCTTGTTTTATTTAATTTTTCTGCGCACTCTTGTAATAAATCAAGTTCATCTTGCGTTAAACGCACATTTAAACTTTTATTACGCGGATTGTCAGATTTTGGTCTACCTGTTCTCGGACTCATTTTATTCACCTCGCTTTTTGCCCTTGCATTAATTGTATCATTGCCCTTGCAAAAAGTCAAGCTTTTTTCGTCTATCGAACAATTTAATTATACAATACTACCTAGCCTTTGTTGTGCCTGAAATCCAGTCCATTTACCGTCATTATGGCTAGACTTTCGGGCGGCTTGTATGATTTTGGGTATAAGAAAAGCCCTGACGATTAGGTCAAGGCTTTTTTAAAAGTCTGCTGTATTATTATTTTGTCTAAAATCTTTGATGTCCTGCCTGATTGTCAAATCATGCTTTTGGATATTCTGTATAATGTTCATATTGACCTCCTTAAATGACTGCGCTTGACTTTTTAAACAAAAATCTACATTGACTTGACTTTTAAAAGTCAAGTGTGCTATGATATTTTTACAAAAAGTCAAGCGAGGTGATTTTTATGTTCGAAGCAATTGAAGAACAGCAAGCAAAAAAGATTTTACATGATATACAGCCGCCTAGAATAAAACAAATATTTGCTAGCACAGTATATTGTGGCATGAAGATAGCAGAAAAAAATTGGCTGGAACACCCAGAGTTACCTAAACTCAGTCGTTATGATGCTGGTTGTCAGCTTCGATTTATCATATCATATTTACTTACCAAAATTGCAGATAATGAATTAACTGCACGTCTAACATATACTGAAACCAGAGGAAATAGTTCACCAGACTATTGGTGGGATTCACGTATAAAAATCCAAGTCAAAAAGAATGATAAATCAGAAGCACTTCCACAGAAATCTTTTAACAGAACATCTAATGCAAAATCAAATCAAGGATCTTTATTTACCATTGACGAGTTTTCCGAGTGCTATGTACTTGTAACTTATGATCATAAGGATTTTAATTGCACATACATTCAAATTGGAATTCCGGATGCTAAATATGAACGTTGGCTAGATGTAGAAAGAATTGAAAACTATATCGATACCGATACAACAGAATATATAGAAAAGAACTATGGCAAAGACCTTGAAGCTGCTCTCAGAGATGAAAAAATTACAAAACAGTTTAATCTAACTATAAACGAATAAGGTGATTATATATGTCATTAAAATTTAACGCTACACGTCTTAAAGATGCTAGATTACTACGTGAGCTAACACAACCAGAACTGGCTGATTTAATAGGCGTAACTAAGCAAGCTATTTCACAATACGAAAATGGTGTTGTTGTACCAAGAGGTGATATCATTATAGATATGGCCGAATCCTTGAATATGCCTTTATCATATTTTTCAATGGAAGAAAGTAATAATATTAAAACTCCTATTTTTTTCCGCAGCCGAAAAACCTCTCGTAAAAAGACTCGTGAAAAATACACAGTATATATACATTGGGTTATTGATATATATATATACATCAATAATCTTTTGACTCTTCCTAAAGTAAACGTTCTGCGAAAATGTCAAGAATATTACTCTCTAGATGAAATAATAATGATTGCCAATGAATTAAGACAACACTGGGGCCTCGGCAATGGCCCTATTAGCAATTTAACGCTTTTGTTAGAAAACAATGGTTTTATAATTTCTAAGACACCATTAAAAGCTGATAAAGTAGATGCTTGTTCCCTGTACTTTACAAACATAGACTCTAACAAAAATAGGCCTATGATTTTCTTGACTTCCAGCACTTCAGCTGTACGCTCAAGGCGAGATTTAGCACATGAACTTGGGCATCAAGTTTTACATTCATGGATGGACAAAGAAACATTTGATGCCAAGCAAGCAAATATTGAAGCTGAAGCAGATTTATTTGCCAGTTGCTTTTTAATGCCTCCTGATGCAATGAAGCGAGAGTCCTTTTCCGTCACTTCAACTGATTCTCTTCTCTATCTGAAACGTAGGTGGGGAACATCTGCACAATCTATACTTTATCATATGTATACATTAGGTATATTAAAAGATTCGTTATTCGAGAACCTTAAAGCTAATATTTATAGTAGAAGATGGCGAAATAGCGAACCTTATGATAATGAAATAAAGCAAGAATTCCCAGAACTCATTAAAGATGCTATAAAGCTCTTAGTCAAAGCCGATATTCGTAAGCCAGCACAAATTTCAGATGAGCTTTCATTTCCGACAAAAGATTTAGCAGAGCTATGTGGACTGTCAGAAACTTTTTTCATTGATAACAAACCAACAAAGCCTATGCTTAGATTAATAAAATAGTTAAAATACAGCCACTAGGTTAATGCCAGCGGCTGTATTTTTACGCATAGCTTACCCTCCTCTGTTGGTTCTGCAAGTCCTGCAGCATCTTCTTAAACTTTGCCATCTCCAACTCCAACACCTCGCGGATTTTACCTTCGTCGCCACCACCTTGAATTGTAATGTTTGGTGCAAACGTAGCAGTAATATTGGCACCACCGCCCAACGGATTGCCCATAATGCGGTTTGTTTCTGCCAGCAGGCCGATGTTACGCGCATTCGGCGTATGCGGAATAGCGGACTCACCGCTGTTCTCCGCAAAGGTTGTCAGGAAAGCGCCTTTGCCGTAGATGCCGCCATTGGCGTTGTGAGCAACCTCACCCTTGCCCTCAGCAGCTATATTGACCTTGCCAAAAATAGGCTTGGCCAAAAAATCGCTGATAGCCTGCCATTTTTCCTGTACCCAAGAGAAAGCATCAGAAAATTTGTCTTTTATACCATTAACAAACTGCTGTATTGCTAAAGAAGGATTATCCCACAATGTTATAAACCACTGCTTGACTGTATCCCAGTTGGCAATAAGCGCAGTTCCAGCAGCAACCACCCAGCCGATTGGACCTGTGATAAACATAAGCGTTCTTGCTGTCGGACTGTCCCAAAGGTTGATAAAAAACTGTTTGATTTTATCCCAATCTTTGTAAATAATGTATCCCGCCACTGCAAAAGCTCCAGCTATTACTAGAATCGGGCAACCCCACAGAGATGCATTCAAAAGCCATTGAGCACCAGCAGCCAGCTTAGTGAAAAACGCCATGCCTTTTGCCTGAGCGTTATAAAGCATAGTAGAATTCTTTACTGATTTAATAATTAGTTCATACCCAGTAATAGCAGCTTTAGCCGTATTGAAAGCAGCAGTAGCAAGGCTAACTGTAATGTACATTCCACCTAATCCTAAGCCTAAAGCTATAACCCCTCCTGTTAATCCAGGATATTTTTCAGTAACATCTCCTATAGTTGTCGCAAATTTACCTAAATATTCACTTCCCATAGCTATCACCGGTAATAAACCTGAAGTCATTTGGATTTGCGCTTTATCTATACGATTTTTCATAACTTGCATACTATTTGCAGTAGTTTGGCTTCTTGCAGAAAATTCTTTTTCCATACTATCAGCATACTTTGAACTGTCGCCTACTTTAGCAAAATTAGACTCTAGCCCACTAAGGTTTGAAAGTAAAGGTCCAATTGCACTAAGACTTTCCTTGCCAAACAGATCAGCCATTACTGCCGTTCTTTTTTCTGGTGCTAATTGCTCGATAGCCTTTAATACAGTTAATATTGCCCCTCTAGCATCATTTTGCATAGCGGATGCCATATCAGTAGCATTTAATCCAATTTGTGCAAAAGCTTCAGCCTGTGACTTGGTAGCGCTTTCTCCACTAACCATAGCTAAAATCAAATTCTTAATACCAGTTGCAGCAACCTCGCTTTGGATACCTGAGCCAACCATACTTGCACCTAAAGCAGCTATTTCGCTTGATGCTACACCACCAATACTTCCTAATGGACCAATACGAGTAACTACATCAGATATTAATGGAGCAGACGCAGCTGTCGTATTACCTAAATAGTTAATCTTATCAGCCAGAGTAATAACCTCGTCCTGATTCATTTTAAAAGCTGTACGCCATTTGGCCATCATATCACCGGCCTGATCAGCAGTAATATCAAAGGCAACACCCATTTTAGCAGCAGCTTCAGCAAACTTTAATAAGTCCTCTTGAGCTATTCCTGCCTGTCCACCAGCTGCAACTATATTAGCAAGTCCATCGACAGCCATTGGAATTCTTGTTGATAGTTCCAACACATCTTTACTCATTTGTTTGAACTGTTGCGGAGTTTTAAAATCAACAACCTTTTTTACGTCAGCCATAGAACTTTCAAAGGCTATTGCTTTATCTGATATTTGAACTAACGAATTTATCCATATTTTAGCTAAATCAAAATGTGCCCAAGATTGAATGGAACTGGTTGCCAACTTAGCATATTTTTCTTGTAATGCTGGAAGTTTTTGAAACTTGCCCAATAATCTTTCATATGCATTGGCAGCCGATTCTGCTGAAAGTATACCTTGTTCTTGAGCTTTATATACACCTTTCCAAGCTGCTTGATAATTCTTTAATTCTTGTTTTGTATTAGATATATTTCTTTGAGCCTGCTGAAACGATGTAGAAAAACTGTTGCCTAATACTGCGGCTAATTTAAAGCCAAATGTAAATTCTTTCATCAGCCTTGAACCCCTTTCGTAAAAAGTATATAATATATTTAGAGGTGATTTTTATGATTTATTTCTTCGGTATAGTCTCAGGAATATTATTTCTGATTTTCGCTGCAATATATGCAATGATAGAAATGCATATTAATTACAAGAAAAGCATTCCTAAATTAAAAAAATTCACCCGAATCAACCCAGATGGCTCAACGTCTACATATTATCGCAGAGTTGATAAACAGGATGGTGATTGCCATGATTGATATTAGAACTGTTTTTTTGTCCGCTCACGCCTGAGCGGACTTTTTATTTACCATTGTCGCAATTTCCAACATTTCAAGCAGGCCTAAACCTAAATAAAATTCAATAGAAGTATACGTTGCCATTGCTAAGCTTATAGCTAGCTCTTTTATGGGCTTAGAGTTTTCAACTCCTAGCCCAGCAAAAAATTTGCCACCGGCAGCACCAGATTTTTAAAATCAGTAGAAGGCATCTCCAAAATATCCTCTACAGGTACGCCAATCAGTTTAGCCGCTACCAAAGCCTGAAAATCCATAGACAGAAACACAGACGGAGTTGTGTCACCCATTTTGCGCACTTCCTTTTCAGCTGCAATTAAATCTTTACCGCGGATAGCCTCAAAATCCAATTGAACTTCCTTAACTTCTTCGCCATTAACCATAATAGGATTATTCAATTTAACAACTTGCATCTTTCATTCCTCCAAACTTTTATAATTCAGCCCCCAGCATGCAGCTGGAGGCTTTTTTGTTTTACACCATGCCTAAGGCTTCGCGAACATCAGCCATATAATCAACTCCACCAATGTTACAGATGTAGTTGAACTTATCCAGCTCCAGAACAGTTTCGCCATCAATGGTAACTTTTAGGTAAGCTGTTTCAATGGTGTTCGCAGTGCCGGTAGTTGCGCCAACATCCAGCTTGCCCAGCTCCGTTTTCTTCGGTACACCGCGCACAACGCATTTTACATTGCCAACCTTATACTTGCCGCTAGCACTGTCATAAATCTGCTGCGCCCCACGCAAGTCGAGATTTACGCCGGTCTGCATTGCCAGCATAATGTTACGCTTCTCCAGCGTGCGCCAGTTCAGCACTGTTTCCATGCTGCCGAAGTGCCCCAGCACCGGGCTGTCAAACTCGCCTGCAATACCTGCACCTTTAACGGTTTCGGTCATAGCATCTAAAGATGGAAGTTGCACATCAGCAATACCCACCAAATCGTTACCATCTTGGTAAACTTTAAAGTTAATCAGTTTCTCAGGTACATTTGCCATCTATCTCACCTCCCAATTAACTGAACAGCGTTTCAAAATACGCAGGATCATATTCGAGCACGTTTTCAATTTCACGCGCCGGGGCAGGCGGTGTAAGATAGGTGTGGAATTTAATGATGCCGTCCATAAGATTGGTAACGGGATTTTCATCATCACGAAATTCAACACGGCCGCCCAAAATGACACCTTGTCCGGTAAGGCCGTTTAAACGCATATTTTCACTGTCCAGAACTGTTTGAATCAGGCGTTTGTTAATCGGCTTATCTACCTTCGCCCAATAAGTTTGAATGAAAGTCTGCGCATGCCAGTTAAACATTCTGCGAATACAGATAAAGGCATCTTTAGGGTCGGTGTTAGACGGATAGCAGGCGGTGCGATTGCCCCAACATTTCCAGCCTCCGATAAAATTAAGCGCGGTAACAACGCCCTGGCCGTTGAGGTAACCAGCTTCATCTGGACCCAATACTACCTCAGTACCATCTTTTAAGCAGCAACCGTTAATCTGCATGCTTTTATTAGACGGGCTTTCGTAAGGAATATCATCGTTATTACTGTCAACAGTTGAGATAACGCCAAGAACATGGATAGACATGTGATAAACATCATCGCCCATCTTAACCATAGGCCAGCATACCACTTGAGAAGTATCGTTATAGCTGTTCTGGTTCATCCACGCCTTGACATCAGTATACTTTTTGACGCTGTCTGTCGGTACGTCATTAAGCGTAATCGCCTTGAAATGACTGTTGATATTGCCGGCTTTAGCTTTCATCACAGCAGCTACAGTCGGAGTTTCACTCCAGCCGGGAGCCAATACAATGCCAGGCACAAGGCCGGTAATCGGGAATACTTTGTTAAGACATTCTAAACCTTTGACAGAACCATCGCTCACATTGATACCGCCAATGATATCATCTGCATCTACTGCTGCAGCATCAATCTCATCATAAGTAAGTGTTAAATTACTTGCAGCAGTTGCAGTGCCATCATCAAGTAACGTAATAACCAATACGCCATCGTCATCATAAGCAGCTTCATAGTCGCTGCCGGCAATCAATGCAGAACCGGCCGTAGATGCTTTAATCTGCAAAGTGTCAAGCAGAACCGGAGCATCTACTTTTGCAACTTTGTTGGTCACTGTAACATTTTTGGAGCTAGTACTCTTCTTGTGGGTTTTGGGATCTAATACGTTTACAAAAACCACCGGACCGCGATTATACAATGCGAATTGGCTGTACATTACCTCGCAGAGAGTGTATTTAGCCCAATCTTTACTGTAGCCCAACTGTTGTACTGCCTCAGCGTAACTGTAGCACAAAATGGGTTTGTTGGTCTGAGCGCGCTCACTCGCCAAATGTACCGGAGCGGTACCGAATACAACCGGCAGACCGGCAGTTGTGTTTACAGCAGGCACAACGCTAGTCGGAACCTCACTGGTATACACACCATGTTTATATGCCATGTTTTACACCTCCATAGCTTGTTTATAATACTTATTCAGCGGAGTACCTGTTTGTTGAACTTCCTCAAGCGCTCTGTTAAGCTGTTCTACTGAAACGAACAACTTCTCCAATTGAGGGAATTCATCGAATTCTGCATCTAAATGCTCAGGCAGACCGCCAATGAACACCTGATACTGCAGTAATCTTCCGCGGCTCAGGTTGGGGCCGATATAAATCAGCTTATCTGTTTTCTTATTCTTCGCCATAATATATGTCCTCCTCATAAGGTTGACCAATAGTATAAATTGCAGTAATTTTCCCCTGCCACTGCGGAGCAGGCTGTGCTTCCGGCACTTCAATTTTCACAGGAAACAGCAGACGATGTCTGTCAGCTATAAAACGATGTTTTAAAAGCTGCTGACGCACATGCTCCATGATGTTATAGAGGCTGCGCCAATCATCATATTCACTGTCATCGTAAATACTGAAGCCGATTTCTACCGTTGCTGTACTCATATCGCCATCTGCAGTGTCCTGCGCAGCGGTGACAAGAGCATAGATAAACGATGCCTGTTCATCAGCATTCATGCGTGCCGGCGGGAAGCCGGCATATACCTTAATACTGCGCTTGCCGGATGGCTGCTGTGTACTGTAATCAACGATAACAGACCGTAAATAATCAGCCAGATTATCCATCAATTCAACTGTAGTCATAAAAGCTCCTTACTTCATTTTTTTGAAACGATATTCTACCTCATGCAGAAAACGTTCATTCAGCGTAGCTTCTGCCAATGGAGTAAGCTCGCCAATAACATTTTCAGCGCCAAACATCTGCGGTACGCTAGGACCATAAGGAATACGCAAGGGATAGCGTGCTTTGCGTTTTTTACGCTGCATTGCACCTGTATAACCATTACGAGATACTCCAAGGAATAATCCTGGTACCGACTTAGCGACACCTTGCTTTCGTATTTGCACTTTAACCGGACCACGTTTATGGTTACGTACCCGGAACGCTGTCAAAAGCAAGGGACTACCTTGTGAAGCAAGAACGCCTCGCAGTTTAGAGCGTGACGCACGCTTAATATTCAGTGTCCCTTTAATATTCTTAGCACTTACCAGATAGTTTTTACGGATAGATTTGGACGTCTGCGTTTTTATCTTTGTAATTGTACGATTGATAGCGTTAACTGCTGCCAGTTCAATTTGCTTCGGAGCATTGCCCAACATCTGCTGTGCGTATTCCATGTTTTTAGCATCAATGCTAATCATCGGTCATTCGCCACCAGTTGGATTGTCAGTATACCCATATCATCGCCCACGCTTTCAACCTCATACATTTTTTCGTCAAGATAAAACCGCATGCCATACACCGGCACCTCCGGCAAATCAGCCTTCAGGCAATTCACCTGCAGCTGACTGCCATAAAGACCGGGATAATAATCATCCTTACCGGCTTGGATAGAAAGCGACTGCGCCACGGAGATATCCTGCACAATTGCCTTGCATTCCGTACCGTTCAGATCATGCAGCTCCGCAAACTCCATATCATTGAGAAAGACAGCCGCATTATCTGCGGCTATCTGTTCTTTAAAGCTCAGCGCTTTCATTGTACGGTAGCGGCTTCATCTACCGCCGGCAGCTCGGCTTCATCATCACACGCAGGCTCTTTAGAGATAGATTTAGAAGCAGGCTGCTTTTTGTTCTTTTTGCCAGAAGCAGGCTTTTCAGCCTCGGTTTTGCTAATGATTGCAACATCTTCCGGAGCAGTGGTTTCTGCCTCAGGCTCGCCAATGATTTCAAACTCTTCCGGAGCATCATCATACAGTTTTTGAGCAACGTCGTCTGGCAGCTCGACAACACTGCCCGCTGCATAAACCACGTTATTATGACGCAGAGAGAATTTCTTAACGAGGATATACATAAGCTGCCTCCTTATTTAACCTTGATAACATACCAGTCATCCACAGATTCAGGAACAACAAGGCAACGGCTCTGCATAGCAATAGAGCAGTAGTCATTCTCGATGTTCATGGTAACCTTAGGCACATAACGGCCTTCGTAGGTGTGGAACTGCTTATCATCCTCCATCTGGGTAACAGCGCCATACAAGCGCTTGCCACGACCAGCAACGCCGATAATCACGTAATCATCAGGCAGGTACGGAGTGAAAACACCTTCGTTGTTGATGTAACCACCCTCATAGGTGTACATCTCCAGGCCTAAGGCACCCAGCAGGCCGAAGCGCATAACCTCAGGGCTTTGAATCTTAGGTGCGAAGGACATCAGCGCCGCATTGTCGCGGGACGGAATCAGCAGCTTGTCATAAATGCTCTTGTTGTTCAACAGCAGGTTGCTGGTAGTCTCGGAGCACATCATAATAGTCGGAGTCAGGCCAGCATTGCGGCGGATGGTTTTGGAAGCCTCCTGCAGGTTGCCGTAAGCATCAGAGGTATCATTATCCCAGGTATCAGTACCGGACAAGGTTTGCTTTTGAGTAAAGTTAAAAGAGATGGTGTCAATCTTTTGGGTTTTGCCATCATCAGCATAACCGTTAATGGTGTAGCTGCCATCAATCAGCAGCTTTGCAGCCATATATTCCTCGGTGCGGGTGCACATATCGGTCAATTCCTTGATATCCTCAGCGCGATATTCTTCAGCTCGCTGTTGGGGAGTGCGACCGCTATACACGCTTTCGCCTGCCAAGCGCTTTTGCAGCTGCTCAGCAGTCAATACGCGCTTAGGCTTCATCAGCGGTGCCTTGTAGGATTTGGTTTCAAAGCCATCACGCTGCATATTGACGCCTTGAGAACCCGGAACAACAAAGGGTGCCATGGAGCGACCGCCTTTTTTGAAATCCACATCCAGATATTCAGAGCTATAGGTAATCGCGTTCGGGAAAAAGGTGTTTACTAACAAAGGGTTGGGCGGATATGCACGATTGATTACGCCCAGCAAAGAACGAGTAGAATTGATATCAAATGCCATAATTTATTCCTCCTTATTGCAGATGATTCAGATAAATACCGACCGCACGCAGCTCTTCCTCGTGTGCCTGCACAGAATCAGAGCCAGCGCCAACGGACATTTCCTCTGCATTGAAAATGCCGCTAATATAGACTGTAGCAACTACGTCACTTGTACCAACGATAACATCTTCTGCCAAGACAGCGTTTGCTACCTTCAGCGCCGGAGTTTGGGATGCCGCATCGACAATCTGGTATTTGCCTTCACTGACAGCCAGTACAGCGCCTCTTTTAAGCGTCTTTTCGGCTCCCAGGCCTTTAAGAGTAATGTTTTTGGTAAGAGCAGCCACAGCGGTGCCGCCAATAAGCTGGTCCACATTGCTTTTTTCACTGGTTACATATGCCATTATTTGTTACCTCCATACATATTCTGCAGAGTTTTGGCCATGTTCTCGGTGCGCAGGGCTTCTTCCTCCGCTTCAGTCAAGCCATTAGCAGGCTGACCGGTTACATTACCGGAGCCAGATTTCATCTGGTCGTCAATCAAATCATTCATAAAATTTTGAGCAGCAGATGCCTGAGGAGCAGGCTTATCACCCTTGATAGCGTCAATGGTTTCTTTGATGTCCTCAGCAGTCTTGCCGTCTTTGATGGCCATATTGATTACAGCCTTCACGCCAGCGCTGCCATCATCCAAAGCATTGAGAGCAGCCAGGCGGCTTCTTTCCTCATTGCGGATTTGCTCCTCATTAGCCGGAGCGGTGGTTTGAGTTGCAGGAGCAGCACTGTTGGTCTGTTCCCCTGCTCTGATGCCGATAGCACTCAAAATAGTGTTTACGGCGTTCACAAGATTTTCATTCATCGTTTTGTCCTCCTTTTTGCGGATTTTGTTTTTAATTAAGTCAGCATCTCCCTTGCTCAGCTGATGCCGCACATGGTTGACCACAAGCACATTTCCGTCAAGAACAGGTTCAACCTTACCTTGAATCTGGTCACAGAAGCCATTGGCAAGGCATTCTTCAGCAGTAAGCCAGGTGCTGTTTTTCATCATGGTCTCCAATTCTTTTTCGCTGAGCTTACAGCGCTCCTTATAAGCTGCCACAATACTAGCCTTGACAGGCTTAAGCATTTCAATAAGCTTGCCCAGCTGTTCAGCATTGGCAGGCTCTGCCAGGCAGACCATAGGGTCATGAATCATCATCATAGCATTGACCGGCATAAGGATTTTTTTGCCGGCCATAGCAATAATCGTCGCAGCACTGGCCGCCAAACCGTCAATCATTACAGTAGTATCACCGGAGTAAGACTTTATCTGGCTGGCAATGGCGTGTGCAGCGAAAACATTGCCGCCGTTGCTGTTGATACGGATGCAAACCGGTTTACCTTCCAGCTTAGCCAATGCATCAGCAAAGCCTATTGGACAAACATCGACACTGCTGTCATACCAAGGCTTTTCGCTGACGATATCGCCATAAATACGGATTTCAGCAGTATTTTCGGATGCTTTGTTGATAATCTCCCAAAATGGTTTACTTTTCACCATCGTTCTCACCTCCTTCCTCAGTCTTTACATTCTGATGAAGCGGATAATTGAGGCCATTGCCTTGCCAATGCTTATGTTCAGCTTGCAGCTGCGCAATGTTTTCCTCGTATTCCGTGCCGGTGATTTCCGCAGATTCCTGTTCACCGGTGCTGAAGCCGTAATCAACACGCAGCTTGGCTGCCTGAACCTCTTTCACCGGGTCAAGCATCCCCATAGTCGGGCCATACCAGGACGCGCGGCTCCACGCCTTACGCAGCAGCGGATCACTAAAATAGCCAGGCGCTTGAATGCGCCCAATAGCCACCGCCTCAGCCAGCCAGCGTTCATATACCGGCTGACAAAAATCCCTTGCGAACCAAATGCGCCGCTTCTTGGCAACTGCCTGAAACTGCAGCAAGGCACCGCGTGCAGCACTGTACGAGCTTTGGAAGCGCGACAAAAGCACTTCTGAAGGAATTTCCAGCGCCGCGCCCACCTGAGCAATCAGCGCATTGACAAAGGCCTCAAAGGTGGACAAGCTGCGATTTGCATCGACAGTCTGTACTTCATAGCCAGGCGGCAGCTCGTTCATCGTGCCGGCACCCAGCTCAAAGGTATACTGGTCAAAAGCAACCTTTTCATTCTCGCCAAAGGCCTCCGGCAAAGCGTTTGGAAGGCCTTCACCTGCGTCCTTCGTTTTGAAGAACAGCGTAAAATAGCTTTTGATGATTGCAGCAGTAAGCTCCGCTGTGCTATAACGGTGCATCTGCTTCAATTCTTCAATGGCCGGTGCCAGAATCGGCACGCCGCGGTACTGCTCCGGTCTTTCCTCATGGCTGATTTGCAGGATATTAGGCGCGCCTGTTTTGCGTCCGAAGGCTTCTACGCGCACCCATTTTATGCTCCTGCTTTCCGTCGGGTCATAAGGTACCCGGTCAGCAACCCAATAGGCTACAACAGCACCATCCGTATTGATTTCAACGCCGTTGATAATCCTGTTGCCATTCTTGGGATTACGAACCTCCACCTCATTAAGCGCACCAATAAGACTATAGGTATTAGGATTGCAGACACGGCTTGCTTCAAAAAGCTGTATCTTGGTGGTATAAGGATTATCACCCAAGGCCTTGCGGTATTTAATCGCCGCCCAGGCATCTCCGTCCACAATAGACGATATAAAAGCAATATCCTGCATATCGTAAAAGTTGTGCTTGCGATACAGGTCACACTCTACGCTCTGCGCCCACAGATTAAACTCTGCCTTAGTGTGCCTGCGCCATTCAGCAGCTTCCTCCGGGCTCATGCCCAACAAGTGATAATCAGGACATGGTGAAGGCACAAGGCCAGCGCCAACAACATGCGTCCTGTAGCGATTGATGGCAGCAGCACCAACAGGGCTGTTAATGGCCATATCAGCACTGCGGTTGCGCAGGATGTTCAGATTTACGTCAACATCACTTTTAGGGCTGGACCTTATCGGCCAGTAGCCACGCATAGCTTGTTTTTCGGCACTGGCACCACCGTTACTGTAGCCTGTGTTCAACACAGGTCTGAGGATGATGCCAGTGGGCCGCTCTTGTGTTAAGGTTTGGGCAGTAGGATGTCTGGCCTTACGATTGTAGGGTGTTCGTTTCTTACTCATTTCGTAGCCTCCTGTTTTATTTGAGCGCTAATCACGGAAAAGCACTCTTTTTGCACGCCTATATCCCTCAGATGCAGGCGCATTATCGTCTTCAGTAGCGCCCATGGCTCGCAGGCGATTTATTTCAGCCTGAATGGCGCTAAGGTCAGCGCGTGTCAGTAGCCTATTGCCAATGCGGTAGCTCTGACCGGTGACCAGAATAGCCTGCTCAGCCTTCAGGTACTGGCGATAGCGTTCGTTCAATGCATTGCTCATTCTGTTCTCCTTCCTCGTTTAATGCAGCCATAGCGTTTCTGCGGCTTGGCAGCAGGTGCAGGAGCCGTCACCCCACCTGCTTCACCATTGTTGCCCTGCGCCAGCATAGCATCCAGCTTTTCAAAGTTAGGTGCAATACTGCGCATGCAGGCAAGATTATATACCGCAAGGTCCAGCGGCTCATTGCGCTTGTCCTTGGCTATGTTTGTCCACTGAAAAACAACTACGCCGTTTTTCTTACGCGGCACCAGCTCCTCGGAAATCAGACCGCGAAAATAAATGCGATCATAGCCACGATTGGCATAAGATTCTATGACAGCATCACTGCTCAGGCTCTTAGCGTCAGTTTTTACCAGACCTTGCAGCGCTTCAACGAATTTTTTCATCCTACGCTTATCGTCCAGAGGGAAATGCATGTATTTGGCTCCCTGGACCTCAATGCTGAGACGGTCCATGATTTGCTGCTTACCCGTATCTGTGCCGATGAACACCAAAGGAATGGAGCTGTTGCGCATCTGCTTGTTGCCAATCTTGGCAACAAGGTCTTCGTTAGCCATGTTTGAGCCTTTGATAGCAAAGCGCTGACGGAAACGATTCTTAAAGCAGTAGGCATATACGTAATCAGTATAGTGACCGCCGCAGTCAATAAAGGTTCTGGCGATTTTCAGCCCTCGCCCATTGGCAAATTTATAGGTTTTGTCCAGGACGCGGTCTAATTGCTCCCATACCTCGGGAGTGTCGGGAACGCCCAGGATAACCCCTTTGCGTATGCCCCAGCGTTCTTCACCATGCCCCCATCCGGCAACCTCATATTCCAGGCGATTATCCTGCGTATCCACCGCCGCCGTCAGCAGCAGAACGCCTTGCGGCAGCTCAGCGCCATAATCCTCACGCCGCTTAATGAAGATATCCTCACTCTCGAAATTGCCTTTACGCTCGTAAGATTCACCGAAGCGGGTATTGTATATTACCTTCTCACGCTCCGGGTCGCCTTCTGCCTCCAGCCATTCCTTCATGACATCATTCCAGCTAATCCAAGGGCTTGTCCAACAATTCACGAAGAAGCTGCGCGTATCGGTGGCAAAAGCTGCAGGGTTTTGCGCTACATACTTCTGCGCGGCGTTGCGCATGTCGTTCTCACTGAATTCAAAGCCACAATCAGGGCAAATCCATTTCACTGATCTGACGACAACATGCTTTTTGTTATGTTCCTCACTACTGTCGAAGTCGGCAAGCATCTGCCGGTGTGTAAGAAGGTGGAATTCGCCACAATTCGGGCACTGATGCTGCCATTCCGCCTGCGTACCGGTCATGTACTCGTCATCAATACGACTAGTGCCTTTTATTGTCGGGGTGCTGAAAAGGCCAATCACCCTGTTAAAGTAGGTGGTGGTTCTCTTTGCCGCCAAATCAACAGGGTCACCTTCTACGCCGGCACTATCCGGGAAGCGGTCAACCTCGTCGCAAAGCAGAATGCGTATAGGCTTTGAAGCAAGGCCGCTCGGAGCGTTCGCACCTGCTATAATCAGCCTGCCGCCGGTAAAATACTTGCTCATGATAGTGTTGCTGGTATTGCGGCTTTTGCTTTCACGGAAAATGCTTTTCAGGCTTTTGGTAGCTTCAATCATGGGTGTGATGCGGCTCTTAGAAAAATCCTCGCCGTCACTCAAGGTAGGCTGAATCATCATCATGGTGCAAGGGTCAAGCTGCGCAAAGCGGCCAATGACATTGTTCATGATATCGGACTTTCCCACCTGCGAGCAACTCTTGACGACAACACGATGCACACCCTTATCCGTGAAGGCGTCCATGATACTGCGCTGATAAGGCGCTCTGTCTGTACGCCATCTGCCCGGTTCTGCTGATTCCTGCGGCAGCATACGGTAGGTATCTGCCCATTCGCTGACAGTAGTTTTAGGTGCCAGCTTAAGGCCATTATTGAAAATGCGGCGTAAAAGCAATACTGTTTTATGAGCACACATGCTAATCGCCCTCCTTCTCATCAACAGCATCAAACATGGTCGGTGTATAGTCCCTGATTTCTTCCAAACGTCCTTCAACCTCCACGCTAAGCAGCTCTTCAATCTCTGGCTTGCTCTTTCCAAAAAGCAGCGGCGCCATCTTCGACGGAATGCCACGTATCTGATTGCGGAAGTTGACCAGTATTTCTGTCAGAACAGCCTCTACATCTGCAGCATCGTGCATCTCGCGCCGCTTTTGAGCCAGCTGGATTTCCGCCAGCTCTCTTTTAGCCTTTTCATGCAGAGCTTTTTCTTTCATCAGGTCAACGGATTCATCAGTTTTGTATTTATAGGCATAGTATTCAGCAATAACCTCGGGAAGAAGGTAATCTCCTTCAGGCTCTCTGGTAAGTATTTCTTCGTCTGCCAGCTGGCGCACGCGCCTGTCAGTGATGCCCAGCAGGCGTGCAAGCTCAGCGCCGGAGCCTCTTGGTACTATTTTTTTCGCCATGAACATCACCTCCTTCGCTGTTTGTCCACTGTAGGCAATACAAATCTGGTAATAAGATGCACCGCTTTAGGCTATTTTGCAGCCTAGGCGGTGCGGAAATTGAGAATGGGAAAAGCGGAAATGCTGTCCAGGCTAAATTTCCGCTTTTTGCGCTCCTAACAGGCTATGAAATTGTCGACGAAAAATTTTTGCGTATTAGTGGAAGCCAAGAAAAAATTTTGCGCCTTTTGGACATGTCCGATTTTTTACCTGCGGAAGGAAATGTGATTTTTTAAATTCACAGCTAGACAATTTCCGGGAGTTCGCCGACCCGCAGGCTTTTTATTTTCCTGGAAGAACCTAGTGCATCTGTCCACAAAACGCGGACAATAGAAAAGCCGCTGACCAATGGTCAACGGCTTTCGCTATTCTTTTCTCTCACGCTTTCGCTATTATACATTATAGCACCGATTCACCCTCGCATTCTATCGCATCTTTCAAGAATACTGTTTAAACCTTTGGCATGAAGCTTATGTACATGTTGCCATGTATAGTTAAGCTCTGCTGCTATACGTTCCCACTTCTGGTAATTCAAATACCTGCGCTGCATCACAAGGCGCATCGGTCCCATCGGCAGCAGCGCAACTAAAGCCCGGACTTCTGCCAGCTGGGAGCACAGCTCATTGCAGCACTCAGCAATAATCTTTTCCTGCTCAATTATTTTTGCTATGGAATTTTCCAGCTTTTGGGCATTCCCGCTACCGCCGCCAGGCGATTGGCTATAAGCAGGCGTTACCTTCTGCGCAAGGTTACGCAGTTCCTGCAGCCTATCCAGCTCTCCCTCCAATGTGCGCTGAGCCTTTACCGCCTCAAAAGTCTTTCTGTAAAGTTCAGCTCTCTTCTGCCAAAACTCAACGGCAGAAGCACAGCGCAGCTTTTCGCATCCCAGTGCTTCCTCTTCGGCTTCCTGCGCTTTGGATAACAAGGCCTGAGTAACGGCCGAAACTTCATCAAGGGTAAGCTCTAGCTTCATTTCATTACCTCCCTACCGCCAGCACCACACTGGCGGTTTCGTTCTACTTTTGGTAGAGTTACTGAGCAAAAAAAATATCATCATAAGAAACTCCGAGGAACTCAGAAATCTTCTTAGCCTGCTTAATCGTCGCTTCATCTGGATTTTCCTCTAATTTTCTATAAGTTTGAACATGAATATTTAACAGCTCAGCCATTTCATCCTGCGTTTTTCCTTTTATCAAACGCATTTGTTTCAAAGACAAGCCCATATGAATTTCACCTCCTTGTTTGTAATTTTATTCTAATCTACTTTTGGTAGATTGTCAACTACCTAAAGTAGATTATTTTCGTTATGATGTTGATTTTTTTCTACTTTTAGTATATTATAGACTAAAAAGAGCAAAGGAGGTTCTCTTATGGGAATCAGTGAAAATATAAAAATCTTACGTGAAAGATACGGATTATCGCAAAAAGAATTAGGCCAAATCGCAGGCGTTAGCGATAAAGCTGTTTCGACATGGGAACAAGGCTTGAAAGAACCTAGGATGGGTGCAATTCAAAAATTAGCCGATTATTTTTCTATCCGGAAAAGCGATATTATAGAAGACGGCGGTTTAATGTCTAAGCGAACACCTTCCCCCTCTCTCTCCCTCACCCAGCAGGAAGAAACACACATAAAAAAATACCGCCAGCTTGATGCTGACGGCAAGGAAGAAATTGACGATTTGATTGATGTTAAGCTGGCCAAGCTCCAGCGCAAGGCGGAAGAAGACGTGGAGAGTTTAGGATAATAGATTTTTAAAGCGAGGAATGAAGACATGAAAGATGTAAAATTATTTCAGAGTGCGCAGATTCGCTCCATTTGGAACGATGAAGCCGGAGAATGGTTCTTTTCTGTTGTCGATGTTGTCGGTGCATTGACCGACAGTGCAGATAAATCAGCTTATTGGCGCAAACTAAAGCAAAGAATGAAAGCAGAAGGTAATGAAACCGTGACAAATTGTCACAGGTTGAAATTGCTTGCAGAAGACGGAAGCCAAAAGCATAAAGAAATAAATACCGCCAGCAAATGACAAGCAAATGGCCAGCAAATAAAAAAAGCCGCCAGCGCAAGGCGGAAGAAGGCGTGGAAAGTTTAGTATAGTAAGAAAGGATGATTGTCATGACAAATATTAAAAGTACAATAAATGCTAACGGTGTAGAAATTCGTGTGACAAGCAGCGATAAAGCTGATTATATTTCTTTGACAGATATAGCTAAAAAACGTAACCCAGAATTTCCTGCTGATGTTGTTAAAAATTGGTTACGTTCGAGAAGTACTATAGAGTTTTTGGGATTATGGGAAAAAATCAATAACCCTGATTTTAAACTGGTCGAATTCGACCAGTTTAAAAACTCAGCTGGTGAAAATAGCTTTGTACTCACTCCTCAAAAGTGGATAGCTTCCACCAATGCCATCGGCATAACCTCAAAATCCGGGCGTTACGGTGGCACTTATGCCCATTCTGATATAGCCTTTGAATTTGCGTCCTGGATTTCTCCAGAATTTAAGCTGTATATCATCAAAGATTACCAACGTCTAAAAGCTGACGAAAGTCATGTTAAGCAATTGGACTGGAGCGTAAAGCGTGAAATTGCTAAGTCTAATTACAGGCTGCACACAGACGCTATCAAAGAAAACATGCTGCCAAATCTGACGCCGCAGCAGATAAGCTACACATATGCTTCTGAAGCTGATATGATAAATGTTGCCCTTTTCGGCATGACTGCCCGCCAATGGCGAGCAGCTAACCCAGATGCAGCCGGAAACATCAGGGATGCAGCAAGCATCGAGCAACTTATTGTACTTTCTAACCTTGAAGGCCTAAACGCCGAATATATTCGTGAAGGCCTTGCGCAGCCTGAACGCCTGCTGAAGCTTAACCGTATAGCTAAATTTCAATTAAACGCCTTTTCCGAAAAACCACTGAAAAGCATAGAGACATTAAAGAAGCTTCAAAAATAAAAATACCGCCAGCTAGATGCTGACGGCAAGGAAGAAATTGACGATATTATTGATGTTAAGCTGGCCAAGCTCCAGCGCAAGGCGGAAGAAGACGTGGAGAGTTTAGGATAATAAAAAAGACGCCCTCGTAAGAGAGCGCCTTCAGGATCAGTATTCTTTCAAAATATACTCTTTCAATACCATGTCCTCTCCACGCCAAACAATAGCGCGGAATTCTTGCAGGTCTTCCATGGTATAACCTTCAATGCTTCGCAAGGAAAATGATTTTTCGTTATTCAGGAAGTGCTCGCCCCAACCGGAAGCAATAAGATTACCTGCTTTATAGACTTCATAGTAATGAGGCCTGTTGTCGCAGCCAACTTTTTCCAGAATCGTTTCTTCAACGAATATCGGATTCTTTCCGAAGTGCCGGTTGATAACGTTGGCTAACATTACAGCCTTATCACGCAGCCATACAGGCCACAGCATTCCTAACGCTCCGGCAAAGATAATAGCGCAAGCTACTCGCATCATTTCGCTGAGTTGGATACCTAACAGCAGACAAATATTGCTCAGCACCAATGCCAGCAACCAAGCTGCTGCTACAAAAAGAAAGTAAGCAAGAACCTCATTATTTAACTTTTCCTTTTGTACATTGCCGTTCATCAGCTTGCAGGCTGCCACGCCTACAAACCCCGGAGCTGCCTGCGCAATATTTTGAAATAAATTTAATTCCACAATATCCCTCCATCCCGAAAGAAGGTGAAATAATGAATAGACCGAATCCTGCGCCGTCCAGCAGTGAAAGCAGAAGCGATCAATTTACCATGCCTCTGCCACCTGCTAAACCAGCGCCATTACCACCAAAGCAGAAATGATTCATCTTCCCTTCTGGCTATATTATATCATGTGTTTTATCTTATAACAATATAGTCAGTTTTAGAATGCCGCCAGCAAATGACCAGCAAATTGCCGGCAAATGAAAAGTAATATGCATTTTTTGCATATTGCAAATTCAGACAAACCTGTAGGCGGAAGAAAAAACGCCCCCGATATGGGGGCGCAACGATAAATATATTAGTTTGCTGCGATAAAGCGTTTAGACAATGCTTCTTGTAATATTTTGGATAAGCTCAGACCTTCTTCAGCGGCCTGTTCATCCATCCAGCGCGGAAGGCTGATGGTGCGTTTTACCGCCCTATTGTCCTTAATATCTGCCTGAATAAAATTTACAAATTCGTTATCACCTAATTCGATGCTTTGCAAATTGCTAGGTGCGGGAATTTCTTCCTTGCTATCCTTCAAATATTCAATCCACTGCGTGAGCGCAGCTTCGGCCATCTTCATAGCGTTACCCAAAGATTTGCCCTCGCTGATGCAACCAGGTAAATCAGGGAAAATAATAGTATACGTACCATCCTCGTTTGCATGGAACACAGCAGGATAAACGTATTCTTGTAGTGTTTGCCTCCTTTTCATGTTAGCGACTTCCTCCTTTTATTATTAAATGCTATTGAATTAATGATTGCGATTATAGTAAGAAGCCCGCAAAGCGGGCGGAGTAAAAAGTAATCTCTATTTTACTCCCGCAGCTTTGAGGATTGCTTTCGCTGTCAGCTCGTTCAATTCCCGGTGCCTTGGAACCTGAACGGAGCGGCTACCTGGTTTTTTATAGATTGTGTGATCGCCATCATCACGCTCTAGCTTATAACCCGCTTTTAACAGCAGTTTTACTAAATCTCGCCGTTTCACTTCATCACCTCAATTCCATTTATAAATTCCTTACACCTATATTATAATACGTAATTTACGTAATGTAAAGTAAAAAGTAAGTAATTTACGTATTTTTTGCCAATATCAATACTTTTATAAATAAGAAAATCCCCCGGTGTTACCAGCACCGAGGGACCTGCAAGAACGTGTTACCAGCACGCTCAATTATCAACCCCATACCAATAAGAGCTGATATAATATTATAACATATTATACGCGGCTCTTACAATCATAGCTATTGAAAGGAGCCGTGTATTATGGCTAAACACGCTATTACTATACCCCAAAACCCAAAAGCTGCTCTGTATATCCGCGTCTCCACCGACATGCAGGCAGATAAAGACAGTCTGCCGCTGCAGGAAAGCGACCTGCGCAAGCTCGCAGACCTTAACGGCATCAAGGACATTGAAGTATTTTGTGATGCCGGTTTTTCCGGCAAGAACCTCAACCGCCCTGCCTTCCGCTCTATGATGGACCGCATCCGCGCCAGAGAATTCAGCCACCTTTACGTCTGGAAGCTCGACCGCATCAGCCGCAACCTGCTGGACTTCTTAGAGCTGTATGACGAACTCAAATGTTATGGTGTTGCCTTCGCCAGCAAGAACGAGTCCTTCGATACTCAATCCCCCGGCGGCGAAGCAATGCTTAAGATTTTACTTATTTTCGCCGAATTGGAGCGCAAAACCATTGCAGAACGTGTAACTGCAGTCATGCTCGGCCGCGCGAACGAAAATAAATGGAACGGCGGCAGGGTGCCGTTTGGCTATATGCCTGGACCTGTCACTACAGATGCCAACGGCAAGAAATGTAAAAGCTGGCCGGTTCCTGATCCAATTGAAGCTCCCATCGTCCGAGCCATCTTTGAACTGTATTTGCGCGAGAAAGCTTTGAAAAAAGTAGCTGCAGCTCTCAACACTGCCGGTTACAGAAGCCGCAAAGGTACTCTATGGAGCGATACAACGGTAAGATGCATCCTAAAGAACCATTTCTATAAGGGTGAATATGTCTATAACCGTCAAAACCCCAATGCCGGCAGGCGCGAAGATTTTTACCGCTCCGAAAATGATTGGGTAGTTGTTACCGGCCAGCATGAAGCCATTGTACCGGAAGAGACCTGGCGCAGGTGTAACGAGATGCTTTCCAAAAACAGAAGCTGGCTGGCCCCCATCGGCAGTCTTGTCAGCGCCCAGGACAAATACATCTTTGGCGGCCTGCTGCAGTGCGCTGAATGTGGCTACACGATGAACTCTAAGGACCGTACCCGCATCCACGACCATACCCACAGCTCTTATTATTACTGTACAGGTCGTTGGAAAGCGCCGGCTGTTTGTACCGGAGAACATTCCGGCTACGCCTCCGACCGCGTACTGCTGCCACAGATACTTAAGCTCATCGCCAGAATAATTGAAGCCTGCGCCAATGCCATTAAATTCGCCAGCGCTGAGCAGCTGGTAAGCTACCTGCTCAATGACAACCTAATCCCCGGCGCGACCGGCATCGAAGAAGCGCAAAGGATTTATATGATTGTACGTGCTCACGTCAAACACATCTACGGCATTGAGCAGGCCAACCAGTATAATCCCAACGCCCTGCTTGTCGAGCAGAGCCAAAAGGAAAAAGAGAAGCAGGAACGTGCCCTCAGCCGCCTGAAAAGAGCCTACCTGTTTGATGATGGCGATATGTCAGAAGCCGAATACTTCGAGCAGAAGGCAGCCATTGAAGGCACTATCGCCAAGCTAGAAAAGCAGATAAAATCCCTCTCAGGCAATGACATCGGTGCCGATGAAGCCTATCTTGCTCAACTCTCGAAGCTCATAATGATAAAAAAGCTGCAGGATACCAATAGCGATTTTGATTATTATAAGCTGGCCAAAGCTATCGGCAGGAAACCTATCCATGATTTTCTCACTGAAATCATCAGCAGAATCATCATAGGAGAGCAGAACCGGATTATCAAAATTATTTTCAAAAACGGTGTTTCCATCACATTGCAATACGAAAAATAAAAAAATACCCAATCATCATACGTGCGATGATTGGGTATTGCCTGTTTATAAGGGTGCTACTTCTTGATACACTATGCGTTCCCCATGCTCGTCAGCTCGTATCTTCTGGTCCGTATGGAAGGCAGAATTGAAAAGCTGAGTGCTAATATCGACACCTTAACCCGTGTATTGCAGGAAAGACTTGTGATGCAATTTCCATATGCACAGCAGTAAATAGTATATACAAGCAAAAATATACTAAGAACTAATCATATGGCACAGGGGCTGTCGTACTCTGCAGTACGGCAGCCTCTTTTTATAGGAAAGGAACATAATATGCGCTATAAAATAATCACCTATATTCTCTTTCTGCTCTTTGCCCTCGGCCTTATCGGCGCAGCCTCCATCGTCAGCGCACAAGCGAGGCCTGGCAGCACCTATACAGCATATGTGGTACGCATTATAGATGGTGATACCATTCATGTGCGCGATACAACAGGCGAAGCACACCGCATCCGCCTTGCTATGATAGATGCACCGGAAAGGGAGCAGCCCTTTGGTACGGAAGCAACAAAAAAATTAAGCGAGCTGTTACGCCAAGGCACAGTCCGCTTGAAGGTGAAGTGTATTGATAAGTATAACCGTGAAGTTGCTTTTGTATATTGCGAAGGAAAGGACGTGAGCGCCGAAATGCTGAAAGAAGGCATGGCACTGCATTACCACATGAACTTCGATAAATGCGAAATATACGATAAATTTGAGGCAGCAGCAAAGCGCTGCCATAAAGGCTTATGGTCGCAGGAAAAAATTGAAAAGCCTTGGGATTATCGCCAAAATCTTGCTAAAAGGAGACAAAGCAATGTTCATAAAGACCTTTTCCAAGCCTGA